TATCTTCTATAAGACTATTACTTCCAGCGTGTCGTATTACCAAATCGCTAGAATCACCTAGTTTTATTTCTTCGTTGTCAGCAAGAATAACATCTCCATCACCATTTTTAAAAACAGCTTTAGATCCCGGTAATGTACAAAATATATCTCTTGAACCAGAACTCCAACTTACAGCATTGTTAGAGTTCGAGCTTGATATAATAGTTGTACGGGCAAGGGTAGTACCAGAAGAAGTAAAAGTACCTAACCCTACCTCAAAATCAGTTCCATCAGTACAACAATAATATGTTGTATCACTATTACTTAAATTAGCCGTAAAAGTTTCAAAACCAGATACTGCACCACCTAAAGTATATGTTCCAGTGCCAGTTGTGGTTGTTGTCTCTTTTATCCTATCTGATAGAACAAAAGCCATTACTTAAGCTCGATAGTTAAGTTACTCGCATTAATTCTAAATATGTCACCAGACTCAATTGTTTTACTTGCGTCTAACGCACCTACAAACAATATGTTACCACTGCTTGATGCGTCTGCAATAAAAACATGAGTTATAGTGTTATTTGTTCCACCTGATGCTGGAAAATCTATAGCAGAGGCATTTGTTGCAGTTTGTGTATCAGTTGAATCTGCTCCAACTGTTGTCCAACCTGATGCCGCTACTTGTTGTCTAGCATAGTTTGTGAATGTTGCTTCTGTCAAAGATCCAGTTTCTGCTGAAGATACGGCTGTTGCCAATCCTACATAGATACTATCTCCTGGACTAGAAAAACTGAGAGAATCATTCTTAAAAATATAATGTAATAACCTTCTCTCAAGGTAATTGGTTGCTGCATTTGCTGTCGCCATTTTTTTACTCCTTCTTTAAGTTCTCGGTCTTGACGGAAGACCTGTTTTAAAAGCGTCTGTATTCTCTCTGGCTTCTCCTAGATCTTTTAGACGCTCTAAATATTGCATATATAAACCATTGTAATTTTGAATGACATCTGGTTCACCTTTCATAAAAGTATACGCTTCTATTAACGATCCGTAAAGTAACGCAAAAGGAGCGTTTGTACTTATCCAAGTTGTACCACTATCTGCACCTGCGGTCAAACTTGTAGGTCTATAATAATAGTGAAGCTCTATTGCATAATTACTGTCTGGTGTTGGTGCTACAATAAAATTGTTTATATCAAATCTTGCGTAATATTTGGGTAATCCAGTTGTTGATGAAGCTGGAGTATATTCTCTTATATAATTAACATCTTTTTGCAAAAGAAAACTTTCTGATCCAGAAGTTGTGATCTGTAATGAAAAAGAAGCAAGATAGTCTGAAGGTATTGTTAAATACTGGTCTGATGAAGTCATCGAGCTTGTTACGTTTTTTCTAAAAAAATCTAAATCAACAGACTTCAATATCTTTTCTTCTGCTGCTTGTATAAAATCATCCAGATGATTAACAAAAGTAGTTTCACTATTATCCGTGTAATCTTGTATTGCTGTCTTTAATTGTGCGTATGTAAAACTCATTTATTTCTCCAATGTGACTGGACCAGATGTAGCTCTGCTTCCACCACCTCTAAGACTTCCAGTTGTAGCAGTTCCACTACTTGCAGTAAAGGTATATGTATCATCGTTCACTTTTGTAATAGAGTAACCAGAAGCACTATTTAAAACTGCTGCTGTAAACCCATCAAACGCCTCTGCATCTCTAAAACGAACTGTATCACTTGTTGATCTGCCATGACTTTTTTCAATAACTGTAATAACTGCACTTCCAGAAGAACTAGACAAAAAAGGATTTAATGTTAATAACCTTTCTACGGTCACTTCTGATCTTGAATCACTTCTTGGTTGATACAATGCAGTTGGATCTGGTCCTGGATGATTAGGTTCTAATTGTGGATGTTTTGGCTCATACTCATCTGGGCCTACTTTCAACCCATTCCACTCTTTTATCATGTCACGAAGACGATAACGGAAGCCAGATCGGTCTGAATAACCCCATGCTTTCTTGCCACTTGCGTACCTAGCCATTAGTACCTCAAGTATGAAATATTTGGTGTTAATTTAAGTGGTGTACTGTTTGCATCTTCTGAAGCGGCTCTTTGAAACTCTTCTTCATACAATGTTTTTAAAATCTGTATTCTTTCTGGTGCTCTTTTAATTGCTATGTAATAAGCAAGTCCTGCAACCATACATGGTAAAAATCTAAAAGGTGCATCTGTTGTATTCACTAAAGCATCTGCATCTTGTATTCTTCTTACATAATAATAAACAAGTGTATAAGAAGCATCTGGAGTAGACCAAAGAGTAATCGTTGGTGTTACTTGTCTATCGAAAAAATACTGACTTGGTTGACCAGTGTTACCTTTGTTTGGAATAGTTAAATATTCACCACGACTCATCTGAGTCAATGTAAAGTCAACATTGCTACTATTTCTCAAAACAACTTCTAAGAGATCAACATAATCGCTAGATAATGTATAAGTCGCTGTACCAGAAACCACCGATATCGTGGCTTGGTTCACTGTCCACATATTAAGTCCTCTGTTCGCCCAATCAGCGAACATAAGATTTAATGAACGTCTTGCTGTTTTAGCGTCATAACCAGTTCTTACTTCTAAGCCACACCTTTCATATGCCTCTTCAATAATCTCGGCTACATCTAAATCAAAATCTCTTGAGTTCGAAGTTGCCATCTACTTTTTTTTCCTTCTTAAAGCCTTTACTCTTCTAGGTGCACCAGCTGGTTGACCTAATTTATTCTTCTGCCTTATTCTACTACGTTTTTCAGTAGAAGTCATCTCCGAAGAAGTTTTCGGAGTTTTTGAGCTAATTCTTTTACTCGGTCTACAATAAGGCGTACCCCTCTTCTCACCTTTCTGACGACCACACGCTTTACCCGTTTTAACATCTTTCCAGTCCTCCTTGAACCATCGTTTTAAAGCTAATCCTTTTTTTGTTTTTCTTACAGCCATTACGCATACTTTGTGACTTTACGTCTATTTGACATAATCTTACCACAACCTCTGGCAATGTTTTTATTCTTAGCTTTTCTTTTTGTCATTTTAACAACTTTGCCTTCTTTAGCAGCCATTGTTTGATTTTTTACTTTTTCAATAGCGGCATTCAATCCACCACCCATAGCTTTCTTTTTCTTTTTACCACCAGTGCCATAGTTTGCGGCCCCAACTTTTCTGCATTTGGCAATAGCTCCTGAAGCATATGCGGATGGAAAAACCCTATATCTTGCTTTTACCTTATGATAACATGCGTCTTTAGCCATAATATCTTCCTTTCATTATCTTCCAACAGGTACACATCCACTCTCGTTTCTTGCACTTAGGACAAACTTTTTGAGGCTCACCTCTTACCACCTCGCCTTTTTTTAGAGGCACAATGTGCTTTTTCAGAAAATCCTTTAGGTCGTTTACAATTGACTTTCCTCTTCCGTAAAGCACTCCACTTCCTCTTACCTGGTGGTTTTGTTATTTGTTGGGACATTGAACCCCGCGAGATTGCCATCTATTGTTTTCCTATTTATAAAATCTATCCACAAAGTATGTAACATTTTGTGGTTTTCTTCAACCTTTACCATTGTTACGGCAGTTCTCTTATCAACTTCAATAAGAGTTGTAACCATCCAAGCAATTGACCCCGCTACAAGGACGATAGAAACACCGTTCATTATCTCTTTAGGCTTTAACACTACCACCTCTTTTTTTAAATCTATGATCCTTTGGCTTTTTTGCAAAACTTTTGGGATATACATTTTTAATAGCTTTATTTAAAAAGCTTGTTTTTTCTTTTGGTGATAGATTTGATATGTACGTTCTCAACAATCGTTTTTGTTGGTTTTCTGTTAAATCTTCTAGCTTTGGTCTTGGTGTTGGTTTTGTCTTCATTAGCACTTCCATCTTCTTCTAGCTTGTCTTAATCGACTATTAGGATTAGCAGCTGCTTTAGGAAATTTTTTCATTTGTCCTGCACTTCTAGCACAATATGACTTTCTTCTCTTTGCAGCTTTACTGCCTTTTTTAACTTTACCAGTAACAGCAGTTTTTAACTTACTGCCTGGGTTCTCTCTACGATAACGAGCAACCCCCGCCTTAGTCATTCCCGCTCCAGATTTGGTGGAACGGAAATACTTTTTGGTTTTAGGAGGTTGCTTGTCTCTTGTTCTAGCCATTACGATAAGAATATAGTGAGCTTATTACCACTGCCAGTAAAGGCAGATAGATATGCACCGCTCTCTGCTAATATACCATTATCTGGAATATTAAGAGTGTGCAGTCCAGTTGGAAAACTTTGTGCTATCAATGTAGCTCCACCATTACCATTTGTTATAGTAAGAGCACCAGCTGCGTTTCCAAAAACTACTATCTGTCTTATCCTTGACCTCGCAGGTCCTACCACAGCGGCGGCATCTCCTTGGTCAACATTAAAGGCTTTTACGTCAGATCTTGTTCCAGCCATTTATATCTCCTATTATTGGTCAGCGAAAGCAGGAGCGTCTTCAGAAACAACATTACCCCAAATGTAATAATTAGTGCTGTCTTTAGCCACAACATTTATTTCCATGCTGCCAAAATCAGTTAATGTTAATTTTGAGTTAGAACTACCGTTTGCATAAACAGAAACATTATCTGCATTTGTGTCTAAATGTTGAACATTACCTAGAAAAAAGTTGGTATTACCAGGAGTGACAATTATTAAATTTTCTGCCTCCTCTGCTGCTCCTGCATAAATAAATTTAAAAGTAGCTCCTGCAACTGGTGCTGGTAAAGTTATTGTTCTATCAGATGTTATCGCAGGCACTGCAAGAACTCTTCCACTATGCGTAGCGTTGTCAAGAGTTTTATCTTCGTCTCCTAATGCAACTGGTGCATCACCCATAGTGATGACTTCTGTAATTGTTCCAGTAGTAGCATTTTTACTGATTGTTTTAATTGTGCTCTCAGATCTAATTGGACCTGAAAAAGTTGTGTTAGCCATGTCAGTCTCCTTGTCTTGGCAATTGTCGAAGTTAATTCTTCGTCAAGGTATTATTCATTATACATAAAAAAAGGGTGACTGCAAAGAGTCACCCCAAAAATATAAATATTTTTAATTAAGCTCCTGGTGAACCGAACATTGCACGAGGATCTGAGAAGCCGAAAGAGTATCTCTCTCTTGCCTTATATCTCATGTTTCCTGTGTCAAAGTCTGGATCCATTGCAGTTGCCATTGGCATTCTTTCGAAATGCTTTAGACCATTCGGTGCATCTGTCTTAATGAAAAACGCATCTGTGTCTGTTAGATAATCGTTGACAACGTATCCTTGAGGTAACATTCCCATGTTTCTCATTGCGTTGGCATCGTTATCAGCAGTTCCAGGTCTTAGATTAGAGTTCATTAATCTCTCTGCTACGAATTGTAGTTGTCTTGGGATGATTAACTTCATTCCTCTTAGAGCAATGATTAATCCTCTCTCGTCTACAAATCCAGCAATAGAAATTAAAGCATCTTCTAAGGATGTTTCATTAAGGTCTGCTGCAGTTGTTGGCTCGTTAGCAAAAGTTCCACCACTTGTTAATGGGTGATCTGTTGCTAATAAAGCTTTTCCGTCACCACCAGCTGTTGCTCCACCAGTAAACGCATTGTTTAATACGTTAGCTGCTTTTACCTGCTTAGTGTGTGCCATTGATCTAGCAAGTGCTCTTGTATAACGAGCAGAAAGCTTGTCGTAAAGGTTATCCTCTACAGCTTCTTCTGTTATTGAGAAAGCCATTGCTACTGTTTCATGGTTGTAACGAGCAGTGTAAGCTTCGTTAGCATCGTCAAAAGTGACGCCACTACCTTCTTGCTTAACTGGTGCTGCTCCGAAGCCACTTAACATTACTTCTTCTTCGAATGCTCTGTCTGATGACTCAGTATCAAAGATTTCAGCATGCTGTCCTTCGTATCTGTTATACTCCATACCAAAGAGAGCGTTTAAGCCTGGCTCTAATTCTTTGGCGAGTTGTGCTCTAGATATTGCCATTATTTACTCTCCTTAACTTACAGTTGCTTCTGCACTACCAGCAAGTAGAGCATGGTTGTTAATCATCACAATCAACGGAATACCAGCAGCAGTAAAGTCTTTGTTCTCTGGATCATCAAGAATACCAACAATCTTTAACGGATGTGATAAATCTGATGCGTCTACAGTTGAAACATCTAACTGTGCAGCTGAGATACCTGTTGTTGTACTACCATCCGCAGCTCCTTTGCCTGACTCGGCAGAGAATTCTGCACCCTCAAAGATTGTAGCAATTGCTGTTGCTTTGTCTGTGAGAGAGGCGTCTGAACAAATTACAAACCTTTGCATTGGGTTGTCATATACAAATCCGATAATATCGAAGTTTGTATCTGCACCTGATCCGGGCCAGTAATTTGAGAAGACTTTTTTGCCTGTGGATGAGGAAACATATTCACATCCTGCAAATACGCCTACGAATTTCAAAGTGTCACCAGAAGCAGAACTTGATACAGCGATTTCCCCGCCATTTGTTGCGATAACTGGTGAACCTTGGTAAATTGCAGAAGCACTTGAGTCTATGAAATATGAGTTTGTGCCTTGTGTAGCTGGTGTGCTACCCGCGACATTGATTGGTTTCAGTCCGAAACCAACATTCACATTAGCCATTTAAAGCTCCTTCTAAAAGTTACTCGGAAGATTTTTTATTTCCTCCGAAGGTTACACGACTTGACCTATCAATATTGATAGGCATCGAGGGATGTTGTTCCCTCATTAAGTTTTCGTCAACGGCTTTCATTTGGTTGCGGGTCTGATCCCGAAAATATTCAGTTCTTTCTTCTACCGTCTCGTTTGGAATTCGTGCCAACATTAATCCACCGACACCAATAATTCCTTTGTTTTTACCCTCTTCTATGACTGGATACTTGTCAGCTTCTGGACCATATTCTTCAGCCCTAACTGGTTCCCAACCTTCTCTCATCTTGGCAAACACATTTGTTTTATCATCATCGCCTTGAATGGCAGTTCTGATCCACCTATGTGTGTACCCTTCAGGAGCTGGTGGTGCATCCAATTTAGATGGAGGCGACCAAGGTTTTCTCCTTGTATTATTTGCACGACTTTTGTTTTCTCGTGTTGTTCTATCTATAGCCATAATTTACTCCTTTACATGCTTTGCATATTCTTCTAATGGAACACCCAATCTTTTTGCTATCGCAATTTGCGATGGAGTCAATTTGACCGTTCTGCGTCCCTTTGATACTGCCTTAGAGGCAGTGGCTCCAGCAGAGGCGACTCTGGGGCCAGAGGATTTCTTCGTGAATTTATGAGGAAATTCCGATTTAATCCTATTATCCAGTTCAGTATAATACTCTTCAGTGTTTGGGTCAAACCCCTCTTGCTCAATTAATTGCTTATGTAGACCGAAAGCTGCATAAGTCATGGTCTGATCTTTACCAAACCATTCATTTTCTTGAGCCCACTGTTCTGCTCTTGGATCTGGTTTATTCGGAGGAGGTGGAGGCGTTTGTTGTGGAGGAGGTGTCGCACCATTTGTTTCTGCTGCTTTTATTCTCTCTTCTTGCCTAGCCTTTAAATCTTTTAGCCTAGCCTCTTCCGTTGCAATTCTAGATATGTTTTGTTGTGCTTCATATAAAGCGTCTGCATCACCAGACTCTAATGCTTTTTTATAAGCCTCTTTAGCGGCTTGAGCTTGAGCAGTTACTCTATTGTCAACCTCACCCACATAACTTGTGTCTAGTTTATCTAGTCTTGCTTTGAGTTCTTCATTCTGTTTTTTGACAGATTCTGCATAAGTGATTGCAGATTGTTTCTGTCTCTCTTCCTCTCTAAATCTATTAGTGAGTTTGCTAATCCGTTTTTTAACAGACTCCGAATATTCAGAAAGATCTTCATCATCTGTAGCAGATTCTTTATCTTCAACAACAACTTCATCTTGTTCTTGCTCCTCTTCTTCTACTACAATTTCTTCTTCATTTTTTTCTTTAGCTTCTGCTGCATCTTGCATACTATGCTCCGTATGATTTGATGTCGTCGGGATCGACAATGGTTGCAATGACTTCATCGTCATTGATGATACGCACCTCTCCACCCTCTATTTGGAATCTTGACCCAGCATAACGACCAATACAAACCCAGTCACCTTCTTTACACCACGGTCCCCCTTCTCCAAATTTGTCAATATCTTTATAGGCAAGAGGCCCCATTTTTACAACATATGCCACAACAGTTGCTCTTGCTTCTCTTTCCCTAGCTGGATCTGGAACATACACACCACCTTCAGTTTTTTCTTTACCCATGTAAGGCATAACTAATATACGCCATCCTGTAGGTTGTGGTACTCTTTCTGTTAAGGATTTTTCTTTAGCTTCTTTTTCAGCTTTTTCTTTAGCTTGTTTTTGTTTTAATACATACTCAGGTACTATTAAAGTCATCGTCTGTCTGCTCCAGCAGGGTTCTTAATTGTTCCAATGCGTAGGTTAGACCCTGTATTTCACCTACCATTGCCTTATATGCTTCCATATCAGAAGCATTTCCACTTGTTAAAGAGATACTAATATCTTCAATACGAGTATTCAAGGCTTTTTTGTAATTATATAAAAAATCTGTGACTTTCATTAAATATTATCTAAGTTTATAAAAGTTCCACTGTTATCAAAAGGTTTAAAAGGATCTTGTGCAATATAATTTGGTTGATTGCGAATAGGGTTTCGTATAGAGTTTATAACCTCTTCTCTAAACCTTTGTTCTCTTTCTCTCTCTTTTTGCATTTCTGCTAATTTCTGTTCAATAGGAGGTTGACGATCTATAAAGGCTTTTAGTTCTGGGTTTAATGCTTGTGCTACTTGATTTCTTACACCAATACTATCGGCTAGAGTTCCGGGTTGTATTAATTGTAGAGCATCTGCCACTTCCATGTTTGCTTCATTTGCCATAGTTGGAGCAACATTAGCTATACCAGTATTTAAATTAGCACCATCATCAGTAATCATTGTATTGAGTGTTTGAGTAGGAGTGGCTAAATCATCTACTACAATTCTAGCATCTGGTATAAAGGCATTAGTCGTAGTCATGTCGCCCATTTCTGTTCCTCTTGAAATTGGTCTGTCTGTTAATGTATCTTTTTGCTCTGGAGCAGTGAAAGCACCTCTTAAAGACTCTATGCCTCCAGTGATTAAATTTGTTAAAGGTTGGAAAAATTTAGATACGTTTGCACTTCTTTGATTTGCATCTGCCATAGCTCTTCTATAAGCTTCTGAAGATTCTGGTAATCCTCTGTTTCTTCCAAACATATTAGCAACTGTGCTTATACCAGGTATCATGTCCATGATACCTCCTCGTGAAGTTTCCTTTACAACTCCTTCCATAGTTGGTTGACCTAAATAAAAGTCTCCCATTTGATAAGGCATTCCAGTTTTTTGAGAATCCATACCCATAGCTTGTCGATAACGTAAATTGTTGATGTCTTGGACACCACCTACACCACCAAGTATACCAGTATAATCTACATTTTCTGCACCAAATATTCTTGAAAAAATAGAGTCTGGAAAAGGATTAGTACGAGTAGCTCCTCTATATTCCATATAACTTTGAGGACTTACAAAACCAGTAATGTTCGTTCCGGGTATGGTAGTTCTTTGGGTATAGTCTTCCTCGCCCTCACTAGGATCTCCCATGCCTATCGTAGCTGGTTCTGGTGTTGGACTTACATCAAATCCAGCATCATCAAAAGCATCGTTAAAATCTTCGTCCACTAACGAACTCCTTTAAAACCAGTTCCTTGAATAGCGATACCCCCACCACGAGACTTTTTGATAACGCCTCTACCAATGAGAATATCTTTTTTAGTTACTTTACCGTCACCACTTAAATCTGGAAAAGCTGCACCACCATCTTTCATTTTCTTAGTTATGTCACCTCTAGGCATAGACTTACTCATCTTTGATGTTCCTGCACCTATTCTAGCAGTGTTACCTTTGGTAGCCTTTTTCTTTGGCTTATCTCCTCCAAGAAATTTTTTCTTTTCTTTTTCTGTTTGAAACTCTGTTGGTAATAGATTAAGATTAATTGCTTTTTTACCACCAGCTTTTAATTCTCTGGTAAGAAAAGATTTTGTACCCTTGTCTGGTGCGTCTTTGATGTCTTTTTTTAATTGTTCTTTCATTTTTTGTGCTGTTGGTTTTGCTTTTGCTCTATCAAACTCTCTGTTTAGAGCTTGTAGTGCTTTAAACTCATCATCAAAACCACCACCACTTTGTTTGGCTATGACTAATTTTCTTATCATTTTCTGAGCTTCCTCTGGAGTAATTTTCCCAGAAACAGAATCTTTTACAATATTTTTAAATTGACCAGACTTTGCCTGCATGGTTTTATCTTTGTTAATTCTAGTCACTTTACCGTTCTTTGCTTTTACTGGCATAAATTTCTCCAATGTTGCGGAACCACCGTCTTTCAGACGTCTTCCTTTGTTAACTAAATTCTTCGCTTCATTATAAGACAAACCCATATCTTTTGCAAACTGCCTAATTCTAGCCATTGGCTTTTCTCTTTTGTATCTTTTGCTCAAGATGACTGATTAATATTTGTCTCATCTGCTCTGCTCTTGTTCTATCTGTAAAAGAATATTCTCTTACATCATCACTATCAACTCTGAGTGAAAATACAAAGAAAGCACCTTTCTTTGTAACAGATGAAGCAGAACCTTTTGCTATTCTTTTGGCGTCTACTAATGTTCCAAAATTTGTTTCTACTATTTTTGTCATTATTTTTTCCTCAACATTTTAGCTGCTTGACCAACACCCTTTATTCCAAACGATGCTGATATTGCAATGAATAATAAATATTGATACCAGTCTGGTAGAGTAGATAATACTGCAAATCCTTCATTAACATGATCTCTCATGCCGGGAATAAAAACTAAAATCGCTGGGGTTAAAAGCACAACTAAAGCAAATTCGTCTTTCCAGCTGTTGTCTGTAGCCTCTGCCATTTTGCCTTCCCACTCAACTTCACCAGCTGCAACTTTCTTTGCAACTGTTGCACGAGCTTTGGCTTCTTCGACTTTGGCTTTACCGTCTGCTTTTGTTTTTTCTACTTTGTTTTCTAACCATGTCCCAGCTAAATTAGCTATTGGTCCTAAGAACTGTAACATACTACCCTACATACATAAGTCTTCGTACTTAGTTGTATGAAGTCTGTGCTTTGACAAATCTCCATGCTTACCTCTAAATACATTTAATAACCATCTTATCATTTTTTAAACCTTTCATCTATCCAACATTTACCATAATATAGGATAAATAACCAAAAAGTAAATAAAATACCATCTATCCAGCCTAGATTATTCCAAGCATCAAGTATCATTCCACCATCCATATTAACCTCTCTTTTCTTTGTATAACCATGCGAGTACAAAAATAAATCCTACAATTGTACAGAATAACACACCCCATCCAATGTATTCCCAAATTTTTCTAATCAATTCTTGTCTAGCATAAACCTCTTGTTGACGTTTCTTTCTTATCTCAGCTTCCATTCGCAAAATCTCATTCCAGGAGTTGGCTCCATAGTGAAAATTGATAAAAGATTTAAGCTCTTGTCTTTGCTTTTCTAGTTTTTTCTTTGCAGTAAACGCTTCTATTGCAGATGCCTCTATTTCTTTTCCTTTAAATAACTTTTGAAGTGCCGAAGGATTCTTCGTAGTCTTTTCTGCATTGTCAATGTCACTCATCGCACCCATCCAACGACTTAAATCTCCCCCCATAGCCTCAATTTCACGGCCCATTTCAAAGCCTTTTTTGATGGCTCCGAAGGCTTTCGAGGCGGCGGTGATGGCTAAACCAATTGAGGCGGGATCCATTATTTCCTCAACGATGCTTGTGTGTTAATACGGTAAATATTAACGTCATTACGGTCTTCTGCTATTTGTTCTTGTGTTTTTGTCCTTTGTTGAGCTAAATCGTAAGCTTGTTGTAGTTTTGCTTGGTCAACTTGAAAGTTCATCATGTCATTTAGTGATTTTCTTTGAATTTCAGCTGTATCATTCTCTAATTCTTTCTGTCTTATGTCTACAAGTGGGTCTGGCTTCTGTGCTGGTTCTATTATAGGCATAATTTCTTTCAATATCTCACTAATTTGTTGTGATATTGCAGCTTCAATAGCTTCTGGAGCTATTTGTGGCACTGGTTCACCTCTTTGTTGAGCCTCTTGCATGGCAGTTTGAAAGAATTTAGTCACTTGATCTCTTGCTAACATGCCAACATGCTCTTGAACATGAGCTTGTAGCATTGCATACCCTTGTGGGTTAGCTTGAGACGCTAAATTAGACAAAAATGTAGCGTGTGCAGCTAAATGTGCCTCATGATCTTGTTGTGGAAACGCTTGTAACGGTGCACCTTTGAGAGAATTGGCGTTTTCTGTAGCAGGATCCACGGGTGCTGGTGGCTGTGGAGGAGGTAAAATGCTATCGATGTTCTTAATATCGAGTGCATCGTACATTCTTCGATAAGCTTCGTACTGATTGTGCATTTGTGGAGCGGCTTGAGCTAATTGTAACTGTGTTTGTGCTAAAGATAAGCGTTGTGCCATTGAAAAAATGTTAGGATCACTGACTGGAAGTATGTCTACACGACCATCAAAGTCTTGTTCCATTATTTGAGGAGCAACATTTCCTACAAAATAAGGATATGGCATTGGATTTTCTGCAAAAATCTCTGCTAACATCCTAAATTCTTGCTTTTGTCCATAATGTAAACGCTTATGTATGCTTGAAATAATCTTTGAGCCTTGCTCAATTAATGCAACAGTCGTTCCAACTGGTGCTTGTGAGTTTACATCTGCTATTTTTGCATCTGCAACTTGAGCAAAACGTCTGCCAGAATCAACAACAACACCTAACAACTGTGCTAGTGTGGCTGATGGCTCCTTGTATGGCAATGGTATGATTGAATTTTTGAGATCCCC